AATTGATGCAAGAAATTGCAACGGAATTTGAAGGGCTTGACAAACGTAAGCAAATTGAACTTGCCGACAAATTAGGGCTAAGTAGTTCAATTCGATTACTGCAACAGGGGCGGGGTAGCATTACCGAACTTGTCGCAGAAGCTAGAGAGCTAGGTGTAACGACTGAAGAAGACGCGGCCATTGCTGCTGACTTTCAAAATTCATTGACAGATGTTTGGCAAATTGTTAAACAAATTTCTAGGACGTTAACCCGCGCCCTTGTGCCTATCCTTCAAGAACTGACAACAGATTTTACTGAATGGTGGAAAATAAATAAAGATTTGATTGCGTTAAAAGTTCCTGAATGGGTTGATACGTTTACCAAAGCGGTAAAATTTTTAACCATTGCTATAGGTACATTTATTGCATTTAGATTAATTGGGCATTTGTTAGCTATCATTGGGTTAATGAAAACGTTAACCGTAGCAACACTTGCGGCTAATGCCTCTGCTTTTTTATTACCTGCTTTAATTTTAGCAGGTATATTAGCTATAGCCGCTTTAGCAGAAGACGCCAAAGTATTTTTTGATGGTGGTGAAAGTTTCATAGGGGATATGATAAAAAAATTCCCTGAATGGACAAATGAATTGCATGTTGTTGCTGCTGTATTTGCAACATTAGCTGATTTAACTACTTCAATTTTTGAAGGGTGGTCTGAAATATTTGACCTTTTTTCTAAAGGTGATTTTTTAAAAACCGTTAAAGGGCTAATTAGTGACCAATTTATATTAGATGTGCTTGGTTTAAAACAGGCAGGAGGAGGGGGGCTACTTGATGCCCCGTCAACGTTGACTGAAACTATTACGCCTGATTTATCTTTTGAACTTCCTCCTAATTTTAAACTTCTCGTAAATGGAAAAGGTTTATTTGATCCTGCATCAACTGGATTAGATTTATCAGCACAATTACCCCCCGGATTTGAACCGCGTGCAAATGAACAAGGATTAGTCAAAATTGATAATCTCAATATTACTGTACCGGGAGCGGGTGATCCGGTTGCTGTTGCTACTGAAGTAAGGAATGTCTTTCAACAAACCGCTGAAGATTTACAAAGTACGGTCGATCAATAATGGCTTTTGAAAATTTATTTATTAGAACTGAAAAAACATTAGGCGGTATTCAATTAGATGCCGTGCTAAGTGAATCACATTCTAATCCCATCAGATTAACAAAAAACCCTATTGAATTAGGCGCGGATATTACTGACCATGCCATAATAGAACCTAAGTTATTAACAATAAACGCTGAAGTAAGTGACACCCCATTAGGGGTAGCTGCATTTGGTGCTATTGTTGATTTAATTACGGGTTTATTTGGAACAGCAACATCCTCTAATATCACTCGAAGTAATGCAGCTTATAATGCTTTACTTCAACTGGCAGAATTGAGAGAACCTATTCAAGTTCAAACCCGTTTACGTTTATATGAAAATATGATTATTACTAATATTGATATAACACAAGACAAGGATTCATCCCGTGTTGCCAATATGGTGATCTCATTAGAAGAAGCATTAATAACCCAATCGCAAATTGTACAATTAACACCGGAACAATTAGGATTAGGTTCACCGACTGAACAAGGTTCATCACCTGAACAGTTAGGGAGACAAGAGCCTGTTACACCTACTGATACAATACAAAAATCTGTTTTAAAAACAGTTTTAGATTGGGTAGGGTAACATGATTGAAATTCCATTAAATTCAAGATCCGCCCAAAATTTTAACATTACTATTGATGGCAATGTTTTTGATTGCCGTGTTATTTTAAATTCAAGAACAGGGGTTTGGTCAATTAATTTTAGTCAAGACGGGGTTCATTTGGTAAGTGGTGTTTCATTACTAGGGGGTGTTGACCAGTTGCAACAATACAACCTTCCCATAACTAATATGTATATGGTTAACTTAGACAACACAGATCAAGACCCCACTAAATTGAATTTGGGTACGGGTGCTAAATTGTTTATATTGACTGATGAAGAGGTATTGTCTAATGGCTAGACAATACAAAAGAGTGTATGAATTAACTATTGTCCCTACTTCGGGCGAAACTCGAATAATTGATGAGTTACGAATTAATTTTGAAATTACTAAAAGTGTTTTAAGCTTTCCTAATTTAGCAAGAATACAAATATATAATCCTAATAAGGATACTTTAGCCGCGCTTCAATCTAAGTTTACAAAAATTGTTTTAAATGCAGGGTATCAAGGAGATAGCAGACTCTTATTTACCGGAGAAATTAGAAACGTTTTTCAAATGAAAATTGGTGTTGACAGGATCGCAACAGTGTACGCGGGTGATGGTCAAAGAGATTGGCAAAACGCATCCTTTAACAAAACGTTTACTGAAAGTGTAACTATTAGTGCTGCTATTGATGAAGTACTAAAAACGTTTAAAGAAGTGACGGTTGGCGCTTTAGAAGGGATTCCACAAATTGCGGATAAATTAAGAGGGCAAACTTTATCCGGTTCATCAAAAGATATTCTCGATCAATTCGCCGATGAATATGGTTTTAATTGGAGCATTCAAGATGGACAAGTTGTCACTACTCCAATCGAGCAACCTTTAACTAATGCTGAAGCTGTTCTAATTAATGCGGCAACGGGTATGATCGGATCACCTACTGTTACTGAAATTGGTGCTGATGTTACTACCTTATTAAATCCTAGATTATTACCTAATAGCGCTTTTAAAATAGAATCTGTTAATGCCGATATCCAATTAGGTAATTTATTTTTTAGAGATGTGCCTAGAACAAATGCTGAAGGTACTTACAAAGTACAAGAGGTTTCTTTTAAAGGTGATTCTAGAGAGGGTGATTGGTTGTCTTCCGTTAAGGGGCGAATTATAAATGTCTAAGCATAGTTCAAATATATCAACGTTAGCTTCTAATATAGAACAAGGAATTAGAAATATATTAAAAGATGTGCATACATCCATGCCAGGTATTATTGAAACATTTGATCCAGTTAAACAAATAGCGAGTATTCAACCCGCTATTAAAAGAATTTTTAAAACTAATGATGGGGATAAAGAAATTTTAACACCAACTGATTTACCCATTTTAATCAATGTCCCTATTCAATTTCCAAGGGGTGGCGGTTTTTCACTTACTTTCCCTGTTAAAAAGGGGGATGAATGTTTGCTTGTTTTTTGCGAACGGTCCTTTGATAATTGGCATAAATTTGGTGGGGTCAAAGAACCGGGAGCTAAACGTTTTCATTCCCTATCAGATGCAACCGCTTTTGTTGGTTTGTCTTCACTTGCAAATAAAATACCTGCTTATGATGAAACTAACGTTCAACTTAAAAAAGATGATGGGTCAGTTGAACTAACCTTACTCGCAGATGGTAACGCACGGTTAAAAGCAGATACTAAAATAACGTTAGAATCCCCTGATGTTGAATGTACTGCTAATCTCAAAGTATCAGGTAATTTAGAAGTGATCGGTGATTCCACTTTATCAGATACAGTAACATCAAATGGTAAAGATATTAGCGATACACATACTCATTCGCAAGGGGTTGATTCGGCAGGTGATACTCAAGTTAATACGGATGGTGTAGTATGATCGGGCGCGGATTGGATAGCAATAACGATTTGGTGATTGCGGGTAGTAATTTCGCCATTGTTGAAGATGGCGCGGAAACCGTGCAACACGTACGGACACGGTTACTTTTTTACTTTGGGGAATGGTTTTTAGATACCTTTGCGGGAACACCTTATTTTGAACAGATATTTACAAAGCCCGCTAATTTAGCTAATATTGAATCTATTTTAAAAACGAGAATATTAAACACGCCGGGCGTGATCCGATTAATTGAATTTTCACTAGAATATACAGGTCAATCACAACGACGATTAGTTGTTGATTTTTCTGCTGAAACTGAATTCGGATTAATTGAACAAGAGAAGGTAACAATCAATGGCTGATGAATTTGGCGTAACGCCTGAAGGGTTCAATAGAAAACGACTTGATCAACTTCTTGATGAATTGAATGATGAGACAAAAGCGATATTTGGTGATAACTTTAATGTGTCTCCTGAATCCCCTGATGGACAGATAAACGGTGTCATTTCAGAAAGTAATGCTAACTTGTGGGAAATTGCAAATGAAACATTTGATGCTTTTAACCCTTCAGCGGCAACAGGGGTCACGCTTTCTAATTTGGTGCAATTAAACGGCATCACTCGATTTGCTGCCACTAATTCTAGAGTTCAATTAACGTTGACGGGAACGGCTTTAACAGTCATTCCTATTAATAGTTTAGTCAGTACATC